GGTTGGTGGGAATACTGGAGTATTAAGGTGATTGTGAATGAATATTATATTTTCAGTTGATGTATCCTCAGTTATAAAATGGATTACTGAGTATAACGAGTATAAGTTACATTTTGAAGAGAACAAAAAAGAGTATCCACAATGTTTTATAGTATGAGTAAAATTACTAAAAACATTAGTGAGGACATAGACCAACATGACAAAGACTTGTATCCTATGGAAAATCCATTATGGGGTTGGGAAACAAAAACAGATGATAAAAGGTATCAATTAAGATTAGAATTAATTCAAATACCTGATAACGAGGTTAATATACCTATGATTAACATACCAGTATCATTACTGGAAGATATAAGACATGAATTAGTAACCTTAAATGGTTTAGAAGCATTTGACGGTGATAGTGAACATGTTGTTAGAAGTGCCACATACAAAGGAGATATACATACATTACCTCCAATTCACAATAAAAGAATAAACTTACCGTTAGATGACATAATTGAAATAGATACTAAAAATATAGTTAAAAAAATAGATGAGTGGTTACCTTAAAAACTTTACTAACTTGTTTGATCATTAAAGTTTTGGGATTAAAGTATGTTATATGAAATAATTTTAAGTTACGTTTCAATATTCTTTATGGGAATTGTAATTGGTTATCTGATTTTCAATTCTCAAAAGAGTAATATTTACCGTTTGTTACGGGAATATGTGGAAGAGTGTAATCAATTGAAAGATGTTGCTGAGAAGCGTGGTGAATATTTAATAAAAGAAAACACTGAAAATTTAAAGTTACAACAAGAAGTGGATAAGCAAAGGCGGGTGATTGATATGATAGCTAAAGAAAGTAATTATCATTTCCCTGAGATAGTGCCTAGTTCACTAAACCCTATATACGAAATATTATCGGAGTATTATGATGATGAGTGCTGAAGAAACAGTAATACAAATAGCATTATACTGTGGGGCGATACAAGTAGTTCTTTGTACATTATTTTTGATTTGGTGGTTTAGTAGAATATTTATAAGTGGTGATGGTGATGAATATGAATAGTTATAATTATACTACATTAGCAATATTAGATTATAAGATTGATGAGTTAGTTAATCAGAAAACCGAAATTGATAATCGTTTATCTAGATTATATGAAGTTCGTGAGGAAGTTGTTGTTGCAATCGAAGAGGACATGAAACCTTGCAAATGTAACGGGGATTGTGAATAATATGGCTTTATACATGGGTGTTTTTTATACTCTTATCAATGCTAAAAATGAAAAAGATAGAGATAGAAAACTTGAACAAACTGCTGAGAAGTTTAGTAAATCTATTCATAAAAAAGTTGAAGTTCATGGCTGGGCTGAAGTTGAAAAAGCAAATAAAATAAAAGTTGATAATAATGCCCGATTGGATTGATAAAAAATTATTTTTAAAGAATATTAAAACTAAAATCGAACGTGATGATAAAGATTTTGGTAAGCAATGGATTATTAGGGAGTTGCTAGGTATTACTGATATGGTGGAAGCTCAGAATGATGGGCATGGTAAAGTGAAGTTGAATGATAAGAATATACAACGTTTAAAACAGTTGGTTTGGTGGTTTGAAGATAATAAATGAGGTTGTAATTTATGAGTATTAAGATTGATAGATTTGAAGCGATTGATGTAGGTAAACAAGGTGAATTTAGGATAGGTATTAATGACCGTTTGAATAATCGAATAGTCGCAGTAGTAAATGTGCATAAAGACAAGGAAATGAATAAAAAAATAGCTGAAGATTTAATTATATTGATTGAAGAAACAATTGAAAACTGATAACTATGGAAAAAATCAACACCCAAAACTATGAGGACACCATAAAACAAGTCCTCATAGATGACAGGGAAACAGCCAGAGCAGATTATGCAATGCAACAATACAAAAAACTAAACCCAAAAGTAGAACACTTAAAAGTTGGAGATTACATATTCAAAGGCAAAGACAAAAGTGTTTGTTTTGAATACAAAACAGGTACTGACTTCTTAAGCAGTACCATCGACTCAAACCACTTACATAATCAAGTCTGGCACATGACACAAGAATACGATTACACTTGCGTCATGGTAACCACTTATAACCTTGAAAGACAAGTACAAGAATTATACTACACTAGAGGAATCAATGTAGACTTAAGCAGAATCAACGGAATAATAGCTGAGTTAAATACAGTTACTACCGTTGTAATCTGTCAAACACAATATCAAGCTTTTGATGAAATGATGAGATTTGCAGGTAAAATAATACAAGATAAACCTTTCAAATATTCATGGGGTAAAAAAAGCAGTAACAGTGCTTTAAACTACCTATCCAGTATCACTGGATTAGATGCAAAAGCAGAAAACATTGTGAAAAAATTAAAACTAAAAACTCATGAAGATTTAATGAATGTAACTTATAAAGAGTTAATAACTGTGGAGTTAGTGGGCGACAAAACAGCAAGAGCAGTTTTGGAAGAACTGGGGCGTCCATATGAAAACTAAACAGTACATGAGAATCGAGAAGTTAAAAAAAAAATATAGTGAAACTAACATTGCAAAAGGAGAACGTGTATCCACTGCTACCCGTAAGAATATAAATGATAAGTATTATGATAACCAACAAAGAAGAGTAGTTGATGGAGTATTAAACAATGTTAGAAATAAAGATACGGTAAAAGAAGAAGTTCACGAGATTGTTAAAACAATACGATTAAAAGACTTATGTCATAACTGCGAAGAAGAATTAATCATAAGTGTTATAATATTATACTGTTTCAAATCCCGTAACTCACAATACCGTATAGAGAGAACAAGATTATGGAAGGAGTATAATCTCAATTGGCGGATATACTCCTTGATCATTAGTAACTTGTTGAAAGTTACTCGTGAGAATACTGATATACTTGTGAATAAGTATGTTGATGAGAATAAAATTTTATGGTGAAAAAAATATGGTGAATGATTATAATTATTTAAAACACAGATTACCTGATTTCACTGACCGTTTTGAAGGATTTACTGAAGTGAATTGTAGTGGTTTTGTTGAAGCACATACATTAGTTGATAGTCATAGTGAATTGCCTACTTTTGAGTTTAACCCATTGGCTAGAGATGATTGGATTAATTCAAAGGATTATTTGAATAATCATCTTATGATGAATATTCAAACTAGACATATAGTTAAGTATTGGCATAAGACTAAGTGTGAAACTGAATTTGAGGAGTTTTTAAAGGATATTTTAGATATTAATACTGTTCATGTTAATTTAGTTCATGATGATTTGATTAGTATACAGTTAGATATGGATTATGAAATTTATATGATTGATATTATTCGGCAGTTAGGTTTGTTTCCGAATGAGATATTGTTTTTTAAAGAGAATGGTATGTTGAAGTTTCAGATTAAGCGAGATGTTATGGACGAAAATGATAAGATGTTGAATAGGTGTAATTATGAATAGAATATTAAAAAAATAGCATATGATGTATTTGATAAAATTTAAATAAAAAAAAAGGCACGCCCACCAAAAATGGTGAGCGTGCCTAATTTTTTTTCCACAAATCATAGGAGTTAAATAAACAATGAAATACTATGTCAGAACAAAAAACATGTTTATTAGGAAGGAAAAAACAACGGTGGGAAAAAAATGAACGTGGGCTTTTTTTCCTACCGCCGAATAGTCAAAATTGCATTTTCTTTCCCTTTTTTGTCAAAGATACACTAGAAAATTATCTTTTCCATTAAAAACCCTTATTTTTTGGCAAAGGAACAGCCAACCTAAAATGTTCATTTACAATAACTTATTTTGTTATAATACCTATATTAATTAACCTCATTACTAAGTTGTTTAATCTCTCTTTTTAATTTCTTAATATCCCGTTCCAACTTCAAAACAACATCAGTATCAGCAGGGTAATCCCCATAAATTTCTAATTGTTTCTGTTTTTGTTTTAAAGTCGCACGTTTAATATTTAATAATCTAATTCGGTTTAAGGTATCTTTAGCAGACATTATTGCACCCAGTTTTTATATACTCTTTGTTTTTCATCAGATATATTATGTTCATGACGTAAAGCATTGATTTTTAATTGTAAATCCAATACTTCATCGTTTAAACCAAATTCTTCGTATAGTTCATCAGCTAATTCTTGCATTGTTTCGAGTTTAACTTTCATTTGTAACCACCATCACACTTTTTTGACTTATTCCACCAATATATGATTCTAATGTACTCCAATATCTCTCTTCAACATATCCATAGTAACTCGGATAATCACAATAATCACCTAAACTATTCTGAACATCAACATAATCACTATAACACTTGTTTAATACCTCATAATGACCCCAAATTAAGCGATAGAGCAAATGGATAAGTAAATCTTGATTATTAGAAGCAATAATCTTTTTAACACCACTTCTACCCAATTCAGAATAATTATACCACCTAACCTTTAAGTTCTTACCATACTTACGATTAAACTGAGCAACCGCAGTTTCCAAACCATCATGATCTGTTCCATCGGAAGTAGTTCCAGCCCACGAAGCGATAGTAGACTGAGGTACAACAATATTGGTTAAGTTCCTAAATATTTCTTGTAATGAATGACAACCGCAGAAATATCCGTTATTTTGTCCTCTATTGTCTGCACAAGGTTTAGTAGCATGCCCATATTTTTTAAGAACTGTTTTATTCCATACTCCTGTATCTATTGTATTGTATGCTGGTAGGACTTTATGGTCATCATAATAAACAAGGATTTTAGCAAAATTATAAGCATAATCTCTTACTCTTATTTTTTTAGAATCAAAATCTAAATAATTTCTTAATCTTTTGTTTTTTTCAACAAATTGTATTAATTGTTTTGCGCATTTAGTGTAGTCTGCTTTGTATATTTTGACTTTGTTGAATTTGTTCCCCATTGGTTTTGGTGCTTTGTCAAATGACCCTATCCTTGTTATGTTCTTTTTTGGGTGTAGTATCGATTGTGAAAAGTAATAACTCCACTTAGGATTTACTGTTAATTTCTTTTCCTTTTCTACACCTTTTTTAAGTTCCCTTGCTTTCGCAACGATTTCTTTATAAGTATAGTATTTTGTAGCCATAATTTTTCATCTCCTTTTTCTTTCTTTAAACATATAATTGTCTGAATACTCATTTATTAAGCAACGGTTGTTCGACAAGTAATTACATTTACTTTTATCACCATTGTGCAAATTACGATAACAACAACCATCACAACCATCATTTTCACACATAAAAAAATTCACCTCTAATAATGCCACATAGCACTTGCACGTACTCTCACAGTTCCGGCAGGATTCCTTGCAACTCTCACCTGACCCGTTTTACTCACATCACCCCACTGATATATCGATGAAAACGATAACAACACTGGAAGTGAAGGAGCATATTTCTTAGGTATTGTTCCAACAGTATAATACGTTGATGAATCAATAAATTCAAATGAAGCCACAGTATAATAAAACATGACTAATCTTGCCGACTCATTCACATGAATAATTGCACCTGGAATGTTGGAATCGATTTTCTTCCATACATTTTGAGTAGCTGTTTCTTTCAATGAGTTGATTATTTTTTGAAGCAATTCGTAATCATCATGTCCTATAATTTTATTATCCCGCCTTATTTGGGTTCCTGCCCATACAAACACTTCCCCAAATCCGGTTTTAATAGCAGTGTTCATAGCATTTTTAATCAACCTCCAGTATTTAACTGCATCTTTAGGATATTGTACAAATCCACCGTAGTAATGTAATCGGTCATAGGTGAATCCTAAATCTAATCCTATTTGATATATTTCGTTATGATGTATACTTTCACCAGTAACCCAGTCATAATCTTCTAATTGAAGTATATCTAATTTTGAAGGATTATAAGCATCAGTTATGTAGTTTACTTTCTGCATCATTAAAGGTACTCTCTCAGTGTCTAAAACAGATGGTGGGAAGAACAAAGCCATGTATATTCCATCAGCATATCTATCGCTTTTAACTATTTCCCTTAACGAATCACTGTATGCTACAAGTTGTTGATTTAACCAAGCAATTACTCCCTCATCAAAAGTATCTGCGGTAGAATCATACACTGGAAGAGCAGCACCAAACTCTTGAAGATATTTTGCGTTAGTAGCATCATCATAAAAACATGGAGGTTGCCAATGTTCAACATCAATAGGATTTCCACCACTATCAGTAGGGTGATACCATTCGTTCCACCACCACCAAGCTTCACCCATTTGAAGTATTGCTTGCAATCCATTAGCAGTAACAATATCTAAACATGTTTGACTCACCACTTGCATATATGTAACAGCATCATCGTTACATGGACTGTAAAAAAATGTTGATGGAACCCATTCTGTTTCAGCATATTTATTATCACTTGTTTTCTGCCTCCAAGATGTAGGGCATTGTAAGTTTTCCATAGAAACACTAATAATTAAATTATCAACACCATACTCCTTCAAAGTCTTTGAATAACAATTTAACCATGCTTCAAAAGCATTATTTATTGCAGTAGTCGGGTCTAAAACCATTTTTTCAGTACGTGTATGATTAAAACCCGAAACATCAACAATATCCCCAACAGTACCTGATTTTTCATAGAAATGTGATGCACCAATATACAAATCAACCCAGTTAGTATAACCTAACTTCCACATTTCTTTAACAACTCTAAACGGATTTAAATCATAAAAATCATCATAACCCTCACAAAGACGATATTGGTGAGATGGTAAAGGAACATGCTCATTACAGATTTTACCATTAATAACTGTAATATCAGACACAGCACAATAAAAATAATCATTTGACATAATCACATACTGGTTATCACCATCATAAACAGTAGGAACTAAAACAAGCATTATAGAACTAATATCAGTTACATCTAATGGAGTTTCTTCTTCAACAACAACGGGAGTTCCATCACTATCAATATATGTATTCCCCGCAAGTAGTGTTAAATTATTAAAATCAATATGCACATGATTGTTTTCAATAAATCTACTCATAGTTAAATAAAATGTTTGGTTAGAATTAGTACGAATTGTAATACTCACAGTTCCACTTGCAAAATCCATACAACCATTCATTTCATAATCAAAATCAAGAACAACACCAGTATAATCATATTTAGAACCATACGAAATATAATCATGTGAAATCAAATCTTTAGAGTTCCAATAAACCCCCACTAAATCTTTTTCAGTACGGAATGTTCCAACAACAGTAAAATCCGAAGTAGTTTCACTAACAATCGCTGCGCTAGCTTCAAAATTATTATTTATAGTCCAACAATCACCACGGAATAGTGTGTAACTATCATCAGAGTAAGTATAATAATTTTCAACAGTACCCAGTAACTCATTATAATTTTCTATTAACCGAGCATCAACATCTTCTTTTTTAAAATATGGTTTAACCAACTCATCAATATCCGCCTTATCATAAAACTGACTTAACAAACTTTTAATATCAATCTCCTCAGTAACACCATATTCTGTTTCAAGAATAGTCTGAATACTATCTACAATATTCTTAAACCTATCCACTTCTTTTCTTAATTGATAATCATCGTACATACTATTGATCCCACTCATAAATTTCTTCGTCATCAACTGGACTTGCACTTGTGCTGAAGTGAGTTGATTTCTTCTTATTAGCAGTTCTTAGTTTCTGCATGTCTTGTTTTATTCTTAAAAATGGTTCTATCTCACCTAAACCTAAGGTAGTTTGTATCGTTGGTTTAGTTCCATTATTATATTTGATTTGTAACGATTCTACTGGTTTTATATCGTTTAAGAATTTATTGTTTGCTATTACCTCTACCAAGTCTTTTAATTGTAGATTTGGAGCATAAGGCACGATTATGGTATATGTGTAATCAAATTCGGGATTAAACTCTTTATTGTTTCGTGCAAGGAAATATGCTTGTTTACTTCCACTAACTTCGCTTTCAGTGATTAATGTAGTCTGTTCACCATATTGAAGCATACTATCTACGTCCCGAGTATCTACATATTGGTATTTGCCTTTGGCATCTTTGTAAACACATACACTAGTGTTTCGTAAAATAGACACTGGACTGCATGATATGTTACTCCAGTCAAGGATATTGTTGTCATCTCCTTCCGTTGCAGTAAATAATGGTTTGGTTTGGTTATCTACACTGAATATGATTTTGTCATCACAACGATGTTTTCCATAGTTAATATGCGCTCTGTAACCACTAGCATTCACAATTTCTTCCATAACTGAGTTTACTGTTTTACCGCCACTTTGTAAGTCAGTAGGGTTTATGATTAATTTGTCGTCGAAAACAATTTGGAATAAATCCATTTTACAACTTGCATAGTCTTTTGTTGATTTGTTAAATGAGTACCATTCTTTTTTATTTGTTTCACCGTTTGTTTCCGCAGTTGTGGGGATTGGTGGGGTTACAAATCTTATGCTATGTAAGTAAATGCTTTTTTTAGGTTCGTTATCTTCAAACCAACCTTTAAGGTCTACACTAACTTGTCTTTGAGCATTGTTAATCCAGTATGATGGTAATCCACTTATATCATTATTTGTTCCGGCTTTTTGAGTAAATGTTAAGTATACTTTTTTCTTTTTAGCTTTCCACGCTCTTTCAGTAGAATAAGTTAATTCAATGTAAGCTTGATAAGGATTATTTTTATCATATCCTACTGTAGTGGTTACTTTTGTTGTAGTTGTTGATGTACTGCTAATTGTCCCTTTGGCTTGGTCTATGCTTTTACCAGCATTATTGATTGCAACGATTGACCCGTTGGCACTTCCAGCAGTATTATTCAACTGATTATTATACCTAGTATTCCAACCTAATTCCCTATAAGGAAAATCAACCCATTTACCTTTTTTATTCATATACATTACACTATGGTGATTATTTGCACCACCAGTCGCAGCATACTCCACAATCTTACATTTCACACCGAACTTTTTCATCATTTTAAAAATAAGGTCTGAAAAACCAAAACAATCACCATAACCAATTTTCTTCATCTCAGCCCATGTTTGCCCTTCTGCTCCGAGAACATAACGGTATTTAAATGCTTCTTTGGTGATTTCCTTGAAGATATTGTCCGCAGTTACTTTAACTGCTCCTGCACCAGACATTTGACCATCAAGTAATTTATTTTGTTCTGCTTTACTTGATTTCACTGGTTTAACAACAGTAGTTAATCTTGTACTGAAATTACCGTCTTTTTCCCAACCGGTAGCACCACAGAAATCTGCACAACAACTATTACAAGTAACTTCACCTTCAGAAATATCACCCCATGACCGTTTAGAATCTTGATAACCACTACAATAAATACAGTTAGTTTTTGAAGTTCCACTATCATACCGAAGGTCATGCTCATGACAGTGAGGACATTCGTTCTTAAATATTACTTTATAAAAAGTATTACCATTTAACCCTTCAAAACGACCACTGGACGGTTTAGCAATACTCATAATAGTTTTCTTATCCGCAGACTGACCACATTTACCATAATTCCCACTTGACCCATCACTTGAAGTTTGATCCGTTGATGTTTTTTCACTTGACTTCGCAGGATCACCGAGTCCATATATCATGTGGAAAGACAAATGGTTTACAGTTGTTTCGCCTTTGGAATTTACTTTTTTCAAGGGTCTTGGTGTTTTACTGTATTCTTTTGCATTGTATAGCATTATGGATTGTTGTTTTGTTCCACTTTTACCATTGTGAACAGTAATAAACTTATTATGAAATGTTACAGTACAGTTTTTGGCTTTGACTTTTTTAGGATTTTTAATGTCTTTTTTCTTACCAAATTTCAATGCTAAACCAGTGGAATATTTTTCACCGGCTACAAGGAAATTTTTCTTGATGTTGGATTTTAGTGTAATTTCGTGAATATCACATAAGTATTTTAATGCTTGTCCGTAATTATTGAAATTGATTGGTTTATTGTATTCCATCTCTGACTCACTGGTAGTACCTTTTTGAATCAGTAATGAATCTAATATGAATTTAGCTTCACCATCAATTAAACGGTCTGCACAATTGAAAGTAACTGTTTTTTTATCAGCAGATTTCTGTATTGTTGATAAATAACCTCCGAATCTTATAACCATTTTATCATTGGATTCTAGGGAGTTTTCTTTAACATAAATATTGATTTCATCACCGTAATCAAAGTATAATCCTGTTCTTGTTAAATCACATAAGAATCCGTCGTTGAATCCTAGTTCAAAACTTGCTTCGGCAGGTTTGACTTCACCAGACTTGGTGATAGTGGCATCAGTGAACATTAGATTTGTTCCAGCACTATCGAGGTTATCTCCAGTGTATGTTTTGAGTTTTCTAACCATTAATCCTATGAAATAACAGTTTACGGGTAATTCTAGTGATAAACGATATTTTCCTAATTCATTTAATGAATGGAATAATGTTTTTCTTTTGGTTATATTTAATTCTCCATCAAAACTTAAATCGGTTCCAGCCATTTTATGTGTTTTTTCTAATTTGGATTCGTATTTTTCAACTTTTTTATTTAATGATGCTAACTGACTTTCATACTTAGCAACAACTTTCTTTTTAGATGCTACAACTGTCTTGTTTTTATTTTTCTTTTCATCTTCTTGTTTGTATTCTGCTTTCGCTTTATTAATAGCTTCTTTAACCTTCTTAACTTTTGCATTTAATTTATGCAACTGGTCTACATAAGACATTACATTTGCAGTATTAGCATATAACTTTGAAGATTTTTTTGACCTTAAAGATAAATCATACTCACCAATATAATCCTTAGCATTTTTATTCTCATACAAAATATCAATACGATACTCCCCCTCTTCCTTAATATTGAAATCAAATTCCATAATAAAAGAAGTTTCTTTATCTTTAGACTCTAAACATTTCAAACTACGATGATTAACCTTTTTAAGATTAGTTCCTTTAATATTACTTTTAGCAGGATAAAACTTTTTAGTTAGTTTATGTTCAAATGAAAAAATTTCTAATTTAATTTTTTCATAAGACGGGCGGATTGTTTCTTTTTTATGGTCTGCCCATTCATTACGATTATGCCTTGCAATCATAAATTATCCCTCTTGTTTAAAAGAATCCAAAGCGATTGTTGTTTCTTGTTCGTATTGATTTAAAAATTCTGCAACAATATTCTGCGGGTTGTCAATATCTTCCTCATTATCTAGATGAGGTGCTAAAACAGTAATATCGTTTTTATTCAACATATCTGTACTGAATGCTTTTTTATTAGGTCGTATAACTTGTAAAAAACCATCGAAACGATTATTATATAATTCAGCATATGGGATATTCAATAATTTAATCTCTGCAAAACTCACTGCTTCGTTAGGAGCATGATAACTAGTATACATATCATCAGTAAGCATACATTGGGTAAATCGTAAAGGATTATCATCATCAACACCAATAGCGATTAATTCTATTTGAATGAAAGCCAAATCATCTAATACACTATCAGATACATTAAACTCTTCCACGTATTCACTATATGTTTCATCAACAACCCACCGACTACTAGTATGCAACGGTTTGTTACCCACTGAATGTATTTCATTATGGTGATTATCAAACCCATGTAGAATAAAATAAACAACTGCATAAGTTCTACACTTCATACTACCAATAACAAATGTAACCGTATTGTTTTCAATATTGTTTTTTGCCATTGGGAATAAAATATGATATTCTTCTTGGGACATTATTTATAACCTCCTAAACCTTACATTATCTATTGTTAATTGAGATTTCGCAGTTGTAGCGACGATTCCAAGACATGGTAATCCTCTACTAAGACCATCTTGAGTAACTTTGACATTATTAGGTAGTTCTACTTCAAATAAGACATTACCCCGATTATACCTCACTATTACTTCATCATTATACTTCAAAGAAATTGAATTGGAAATAACTAAGTTTTCCAATGTTTCCCTTTCACCAATATACCAATCACCAGCAATTAATTGAATATTAGATGACGCATTAACTACTTTAAAACCAAGTTCCCAACTACCTTCGTAAAGTTCACCTTCACCTAATCCAATAGCAGACATTTGATTAGGCGCTCTGACTTCAAACCTAAATCCAGTATTTAATTCATAGAAATTAGTAGACAATATTCTATACTCTTTATTGATAGAACCAGTTTGAGAACTCCAATATTGGGTGTAATCATTAACATAAGCATATTTAGCCAATGATGAACTAACATTTGCAGACAAAACAATTTCCCCACGATTTGCACCTTCAAATGGAATTGTTGCCACACCTTCACCATTAGTATAATGCTTACTTGACACACCATAATTTGTTGAAAACAATACTGGAACTCCTTCCACTGATGATTTTTGATTATACACCCATTCATAATCAGTTAAAGTAACCACTGCTTTTGCGGAGTAACCGGTAGCAATATTTTTTTCTGCTCCAAAATTAAATGAATTTACTTGTAATACTGGTAACCTACAATTATCTGAATAATAATTTAATTCATTATTTTGCCCTACAGCACCTAACGGGTCAAAAGGGATTTTTTCCCATACTGCCCTAAATATTTCAGGCAACCTATTAATACTATTAAAATTTGCTATCCCATCACTATCAGTAACCGCAGACCCATATTCTACACCACCAGCAGTTTCACCATTACCCACTGATTTCAATTTAATTGTGGCTTCAGATACTGGTGCATTCAAATAATCAGTTACTTTATACTGAACTACATTATAATCTTCTATTGGTGTTGGAGTTACAGTAATAATAGGACTATTAGACACAAGTGTTAATTTGTAACCGACACTTATCTGGAAGGGTAAATAAAACAATTCGTTTTCAGCATCACCTTCAAAACGAAGTTCTATTTGATGAACACCCGCAGTTAATTCTTCATTTAACACAATTGTTCCTACACCATCAGTTTCACCAGCTGATATAATTATATTATAATCAGACACATGTGTTTCATCAACATATACGCCAATGGTTTTAGTAGCACTAGCAGAAAATATCTTATTTGTGTTGAAACTAATAGGAAACTCAATAGGTTGCCCTACATCAAATTGAGAAGTATCGGTTGTTCTTACAATTTCAGTAGAATATAATACTGGTAATTTTTCAAATAATTCAATAGTCTGTGATTTACTTGGCAATCCTTTTTTATTACCAAGATATTTCGCATGTATTTTATGCTCCACATCATAACCCAATCTTACAGTAAATACCTTCGGTTGATTATTCTGTTCCCAATCAATCATTTCAACTTGATTATTATTAACAAACACTGGAATAGCTTCCCCATTATCATAAATAACCACTTTAGATGCAGATATATCCCTTTTAACATCTACACTAAAATCAGCAGTAAAATATTCAATCTGGGAAGTTCCACGTGAATTTACTTCTTGAAGCAAAGTATCAGTAGTATGAGTATACCCTTTATCACCTTTAACTACAAAAACTTCTGTTTTCAACCCATAATCCCATTCAGTAGTAATATATGGCACAATAATCACCTTATAACCTGGTCAAATTTAATTGTTTTCTTATTATAATACTTATTACCCGCAAAAGTAGCAGAACCTTTATACCGTCCTTTAACATTAGTTTTAAACCAAATATTCCCTTTAGAATTAGTTTTCTTACTATACTTCTTACCATTCACTGTAAAATTAATAGTCTTATTAGGCATAGGTTGTTTCTGCGGATCTCTTAATGCCAAAGCAAATTTTTTACCTTTTCCTTCACTTGGAACATATTTTAAAGTTGGAGTATTTTTCACAATTGTAATTTTGTTTTTACATTGCAAGAGTATCTTATTAGACGGGTCAGTTGGATCTTCATAATGATAAAAATTAGCAATAATAGTATATGTCCCTGGAACCCACTTTGCTAACACTGCAAGTGAAGTTGGTAATCCTTGATGAACTTGACCTTTGGAATTAGTGTCGGCGGAGTAAGTTGATGTTGGTAATACTTTTTCAATAGTACGGTTAGGCACTGGTGTTCCGCCTTTTTTCAGAGTCCAAGTCCAATTCGGGGTATCCATGTATTTGAATGTTTTGGGAACATTGGAAGTTAGTGTGAAATGACCTTGTTGTCCGTCATCTTCATGTTGTTGTGGTTTGATGTAGAATTTATCACTGACCGCAACACCGATTTCATTGTTTCCTTTGTAGACTGCTTGAACGGTGTGTGGTTCGTTATCATCGAACTCTACTGCGAAGGCATCTCTTTTAAGGTTGTCAGTCCATATTATATTTCCTTGACTGTCCCTTCTAACTTCTCCTTCATCATCAACAATAGTTGCTTCTTTAACTAATGACTCATTACCATCAACAAGAATAGATACTCCTTCGTTTAATTCAACAAGCTTATGACTTCCACCTAACACTGCTTTGAAACTTGTAAATTCAGTTCCTATAGGATAGTTCTTGTTACGAAGTTCAAATATTAATGTTTTTGTTCCATCTTCGTTATCTATAATGCTTGATGGTACTAGTGAGTATGGGCTGTTTCTGCCTTTTGCATACGCATCGATGTAGATATTGGAATAGTTTTGTAATTTTGTTGTCAAATTAATAATTAGCTTGTGATATTTGTCTTTTACAATATATGACAATTATATCCACCTCAAAAATGTTGTTTGTTGTTATTAAAAAAAGAATGAGTATAAAAAAAGAAAAAATAATAATTTTTCTGAGAATATATAATTAAATCATTAAATTTTCTTTTTTGTTAAGATTTTTTAAAGTTACAACTATCGCTCCTTTTTTATAGTTGTTATTTGATTCAAATCATAAATTTGATATGTTACTATCTCTAAATATCTTCACACAAACATAGGTGATATAATGGATACTTATGAGATTGAAAATACTAAAATATTAAAAACACATGAAGATGACTGTGATATTACAATTGAGAACAGTCTTCATGCAGTAATCGAACCTGATGACCTTGGAATACCCGAAGATGTTTTTGCTCAATTCTGTAAAGAAAAAAACATCAAAGAGCAAACAGTAGTTAATTATAGTGTTGCTTTAAAATCATATACAAGATTTCATGGTAAGACTATCCGTGATTTGTTGATTGAAGCAATGATTGATGAACATAGAAAAATACCATTGAAAGAAAGGAGATTGAAACGAAGATTGATAAACTGGCGAACCGATTTATTAAATCAGACAACTTCAAGGAATACCATTAAAACTTATATGAATAAGATTTTAGCATTCTATCGACATTTTGAAGTTGAAATCCCACAATTAAAACAGTTGCAGTTAGACCAACCTTATCAGACCAGTTACTTAGACTTGCCGAATAAAACACATATTCATAAAGTCATTACAGAGGGTCAGATTCCTTTGTGGTTTCAAGCATTAATACTTTTTATGAGTTCAAGTGGTTCTGCAAAAGCAGAAACTTTAAGTCTGACTGTTAAACAATTCATTGATGGAACAACTGATTATCATAGTGATGGAAGTATAAAAGAAGTTTTAAATCAGTTAAGTCTGAAAAAGAATATTGTGCCAACACTATATCTTCGTAGGATTAAAACAGACAAGTATTATTATACTTTCTGCTCACCAGAGGCAAGTGAGTACATTATTCGTTATTTACTGACTCGTGAGGATTTAAAACCATCAGACAAAATCTTTCCAATCACAAACACTACTTTAACACAAGAATTTCAGAAAGTCAATGACCGAATGGATTTCGGATTCAAAGGTAGATATAGGTTTTTCCGAAGCCATACTATGCGAAAATTCCATGCAAGTAACATTAATCTTACTGAAGAGTATATTGATGCCTTGCAAGGTCGCAGTAAAGACAAAGTACATGAAACATACATTAAAACAAATCCAAAAGAGTTAAAAGAGATTTATATGTCTGCAATGGAAAATGTAATGATTTTCATTGAAGATAAAGAAGAAAAACACGAAGAATACCACATACACATTAACATCTTCGTGTCAGATAACAAAATTACCCTTTAAGTAGAGTATTCAACCTCTACTTTTTCTTCTTTTACCATTATACTAAATGTATAATCTTGATTCGATTGATAGGATATTCCTGCAATTGCAACACCATCAGAGTTAGTCATAGTAGTTGCAAGGTGGTTGTCATTTATATAAAAACTAATTTCAGTTGATGGGTAGTCGGTTTCTGCTCTGATTTCAAGCATTTCGACTTTATTGTCCTCATCAATTTGTTCTATTTTTTTTGTGAGTTTGATTTGATTTGTCATATTATCACATTTATTACTTTTCGTGTTAAATCGTAATACTACTTATCTTTTACTTATTTAATTTGAATTGTTAATTATTACAAGCGAAATATCATCAACATAATATTCATTTGGAGTCGAGGATGAAGCAACATTTAATTGTTGTAATTCACTGGTTAAAGTTTGAGTTACTGTTATTAATTGCCATTCCCTGGAAACAGGAACATCCACCACTGAAAACTGATCATTGTTTTCATATATTCTCACATATACTCTACCATTAGGATTTAATATTTTAACTGAACAAATGACAGTTATACCTGTGGATAAAGTACTAGGAGGATACAAACGCACATCTTTGTAACCAGTATTCTCTACTGTAACTTTTAAACTTCTATTTCCATTACTACTATATGATATGGATGATTCTATTGTGCTGTTAAATGGAGTAAACCCGGTTGTATCATGAGTTACATCAGTTCCAGTCCATTGATTATGAGTTAATAAATTATTCTTATCTTTTACGAACATCGTAATATCTTCACTCAAACTTTGACCGACTTGTGCAGTAACATTAAAAATGTCAGAATCTGCCCAAGTATAAGTCATAGTCGCATCACCATTACAATCAGTATAAGCAGTTCCCAAAACAGTATTTCCTTGCGTAAACACTACTGGAATGTTAATACAAGGATTATTATTCGTATTTAATACACTTGCAATCAAACTTACAACCTCATCAGTTACTACTGCATTATTTGTTTTACTCCAACTTATACTTGTCGGTGTGTTATCCCCATCGTATACTGGGCAGTCGAAAACAGGGTATGGTTCTGAAACAATACTGCTGGAAGTTATCGGATTGTCGGTTGATGCAAGAACATCGATTTCACCTGCACCAGTTCCAGTATACCCATTGATTGGGTTGCCTTGTGGGTCGTGATCTAAATGTGCTACTCCATTGGAATTTGTTGTTCCATATCCTAAATATCTATAATTTGTCATTATTATCTCTCCTTTTAATCTATAATGGTTTAATTTTTAATTCAGTCATTTGTGAACCAGTTCCAATATTGGTTGAAATATAATCACGAATAGTATATTCATAAGTTCCAGTATTGGGATTAGCATATCCACCTTTGTAATACACTTCTCCATCAGAGTATCTAAATTCATGATTCACATAAATATTTGATGGATTAATTCCACATCTTTCATCAATGACTCTCATTGTTCCATTGATTCTCTTATATATGCCCCCACTACTGGTACTATCTCCCAATGCCCCAAAGAACATATTATTATTGGCATCTTCACCAATTTCCAAACAACATTTTTTGTTATCGCCTGTTTTAAACCATAATGATGTATATGTTACTTTAAAGTTTGTTGGGAAATTTGAAATAGACAATTCTTGATTATCAGTAATAGCATTTGGGTGGTAATATAAACAATCTTCAATAGTAATTGTTTCAGACACTTCCCCACATTCAATAGTTAATGTAACATCACCTAATCCTTGTGCAGAGTATTCATATTCTACTGTTCCATCACTACCAGTCTGTACAGTATCCAATACTGTTAAACCATTCTTAATTACAACATTTTGAGATTGTACTGGATTATCATCTTCATCTAATATTGTAATAGTTAATGTTGCTTTATCACTATCGCTATAAGATAATACTGTCTTATCGCTTGTAATAGTTATTGTAGATGGGATTGGGGTATCATCTACGGCATAAAAATATACTGTATTGCCCTCAACTTCACCATCATGCTTACAATAAGCAAACAATCCTAATGATTCACCAATTTGAGTAACATCTCTACAACAACTGAAGAGATGAATATCATTAGCCAACTACCCTTCCAAATCACTAACTTCCTCACGCAACTCAGCAATAGTCTGCAAAAGCTCCTTAATATCCATATCAGCAGTATTCAAAGCAATCCTCTTCAAATAATAATTATCTGAATGATGACTAGCAATATCAACACTACCCGTATTCTTAGCAATCTCCCTCAAATAATGGTTATTGGTCTTATTAATCTCCATAACACCACCAAAATTCCTATTAATCTCTTGCAAATACTTATTATTACTCTTCATTTTAACCCATTACCTCAAATCATTAGTCATTCATCAATCACCTGATAGAAATACACTACACTATTAGGAACACCTTTAAACTCATAATCAGTAACTTTAGCCCGTAAAACATCAGTATCACCAGTTTGAATGATTTTTGAATCACCAGATAAAGTAATACTTTTAGGAGTTTTATTATCAACTACACATTCAACAGAATACTCTCCAAATGCACCATTATAAACCCCGTCCATAGGAATTTCCTCATCAACATCGGTAACAGACCCATCAACACTGAAAAATACATTATCCCTATCATAAATAGGTTCTTGTGTTACTTGAGTTAAAACAAGATTAGGGAATGTTCCAATATCATCATTATCCACCGAAGATATATCCAAACATGATGCCTTAAGATTTATACCACCAACACATTCAGATAATAAATTTTCATGATTCAACAAATCCCACAAAACCGGATAATCATCACTAACATCATTAACAGAATCCGCAAATACTTTATTCCAACTAGTAGTGAAATATATATTATCGTTTTTATGTTTTACCACTACATACGGGTGTCCCCGATACACAGTGAATACAGTTTTACTAACCAACACTTCAATTTTATCATCAGAATATGCTCCAATATTAAAGTCAGTATGATCTTTAACATAGAATGATGCAACATTAATATATTCTCTTGCCATTAAGTCATATTTGGCTAAGTATATTGCACCAGTTAATCGGTTGAAACCAATTCTCACCAATCCATTTTGAACGTAGAAAGTAGTGTAACTGTTATTAAGATTAAATATACTATGACCCTCAGCTACTAAATCAACACCACGTGCATACATGTAGTAAGGTTCTTGTATATAGGTGTAAGGTGTACCGTCATAATGGTAATAATAGAGAGTTCCCTCTTCAGATTCTCTCATGAAAGCAAAAACTTTATTCATTAATGGATATGATGAAACAATTAAACTAGCGTACATATCATCGAAATCAGTTAAGATTATTGGTTCTTCGATTTCAAAATCAAAGAAATGGTAAACGTCAGGAGTATCACTATCAATGTTATTGTTCATAAACTCTACTTCAAGGTAATATTCGCCTTTTTCTAATTCAATACCTTCCTCATGCACTTCTCTTCCATTGAAACCACTATCATTGATAGATAGAATATTACCTGCTAATTCAAGTGTTAATGTAGAACCGTACATATAATCATTGTAAACTTCAGCATCTTGAACTATTTCCACTACTTCTCCAGTAACTGGGTCAATATAAGTTGGTTCGGTTTCTTCAGGTTCTTCTTCATCTTCAGGTTCTTCTTCTTGAACAATATTACCAAACTCATCAACTTTCAAATTCAATGCTTCTAAATCTACTGCAAAGTTCAAATCATCTTCTTCGATTACAGTATCCATTTGGTTAGTTGATTTATCTAGTTTTGTACATTTTACACTACAACTGTATAATTCATCGTCATAATCAAAGAAATAATCATAGTATTCGTATTCAAGTATAATATCATTGGATTTATCACGGATACGAACTATTCTTGTTACATTATTTTCCCTATCTTCATCGATTTTTGATGAAAACCATTCAAAATTAATTCTAGTATTCTCTTTCAATGAATCAATAGTTTTCATTATGATTTTCTGATTATTATCCATTGTGATGAGAGTTCTTTTATTATTTTCAGTTTCCTCATCATCATCGTAAATATACACCCCATCAGTATCAAGATTAAAGTAACCGGTTTCGTTAGGCACTTGTAATCCAGTTTCGGGGTCGATGTGTGAATAATCTACAAATTCATCACCACTTTCAATTACATAATCTAATAATGTTCCTAGTAATGATGGGTTGTATTTGCTGACTGCAACTCCTTTAACAAGTTGGAATCTTGTATTAATGTTATGGGTTAAGTATTCTAGTTCTAATTCACCACTATAATATAATGGATTGGTTTTTTTAACATTTTTAACTGCTCCAAGTTCAACCCAACCCCTATGGTTTAATACATCACCTTCAAAGGCAGTAGGGACTGCATTAACTGGAACTGGCTTATCCAATTCACATAAACCTTGTAAAGTAGACCATTCACGAGGAGGTAACTTAATTTTAAAATCAATGTCCTCATCAATCTCTCCGGATTTACCAGTATATTTCTTATTTTTATACTGTTTTTTAATTATATCATTACTAAAATCACTGGAAGGTTCGTAATGACTTCTAGGTAATCTAACACACCCAATATATGCTTGTGGTTTTTCTATTTTCATAGTCATAGTGGATTCCCCACAAACCATAAGCTTATCAGATGCTTTGGTAACGAATGGGATTATGAATGCTCCAGTTTCCATTTGTGTTGTAATCCAATGGTCATACCATATTTCTTCAACTGGTATAATGTTCATAACAGTTGTTTTTGCCTCATGTGATACATATTGATATGATTCTATATTACCAGTATCATTATTAGTTAAATATAATGTATTTTCCCCAACAGTAACTGGTATAAAGCAACCGGTAAACTTAATTTGCACGGACTTATCTTCCGGAATATTAAATGTAATCTGATTATTATTAGTAAAATCTTCATCAATAGTAACAATCGGAGCATCAAAAGAATCATGAAAACCATCATAATCAAACTCATCAATAGACCAACTAACAAGATTATTACCCTGACCATTAAGATTATGATAAGCTTCCCTAAACACTTCAGACAAATCATTAGGGTCAGATTGGTTCTCACCATCTACATCAACCTGATAAGTGATAGTTCCATCTTGACTATAAGCATTCACAACAAACTGAAAACATGAAATTTGTCCCTTTTGAACTACACCACTAGTAATATACTCTGTTCCAAAGTCCATGCTCCTACCATTAGAATAAGCATAAGCATAAGTTGGAATTTCATCAAGAAGCCCTGTAGTTACTTTAGAACCCAATGTATCTGCTTGAAGGGTGAGCATTAAAGTTGATTTAGCATTACACTTACAATTAACCTTCCAAATATAATCTCCACTACCCTCAGATGTTTCACTAGCTGGATAAAAATCCGTAGGGTCGCCTACTTTACCATAATCCACCAACGACACACCCAAAGGCAATTGAATAGGAATCTCTTTATAACCCGCATTAACACAAGTCCGATTACCAAACTCATAATTAAGTTTAAACTGATTTCCCACATCAACAGGATAAGGTTCGGACTCATCACTAAAATTTTCACTACATATTAAATACGGATCTTCAAGAGTATAATCTACTTTGATACGAATCCAATTAATCGCAATGTATTGAGTATCTTTAGTCATTTTAGTAGGTTCTTCAAAATGAATATCTACTCCCATAACTGTTTTATTTAATTGGTTAGTTGGATACTTTGCTTTTTTCCATTCGGATTCTGGGAATACGTACTCATAAGTTTTTGCAGTGGAAGTTAATTTTTTATTTGGATAAACACGATAATTAAGATTATACCAACCAGTTTTACCGGCTTTGGTTTGCTGAGTAACTTTTCCTTGTTGGTTATACACCATAAACCATGCGGACGGTGCTTTAACTTCTAATCCTTCACTACATTTCATTCGCATTTCAACAGTTACTTTTTTCACATATGCTCTTGCTGGAATTGCGAGTCTGAAATCGTGAGCAGTACAAGTCCAAGGAGTAGTATATTCATAATGAGATGTTTTTTTACCATTAACTGTTTTAGTTACTTTCTTACGAGTATACGGTGCTTTAGACCATAATTTACCTTCATTACCAACAGCATTAACTAAATTCTCCCATTTATTATACTTTCTAGTTAAATTAGGATTAACTTGATGATTAAAAGTTTCAGAGTATCTATACTCTCCGGATTTTGTATAAATTATTTCAGACTCAACCATACTTATGCCCCGTTATCCAACTTGTTTATAATTGACCATACTAAACCATTAACTGGTGCATTAAACGATTTAGTAATTGGCATTACCCCATTGTTAATAGAATATGCTAAAACAATCCCTGACTGTTCAACAACAAGAAATGCACCTTTCAACATATAAGACTTATCACCTAATGTATAATTCACATTAGCATCACTAACAGTAATTGTACGATTGGAATTTGCACCAATATTCCATAATAAAGCACATTGACCATCAGTAGGTTCTTCACCATAAATATAACTCACTACATCATCATTTAAAGTGCCATCTTCATTCAAACATTCAGAAATATTACCCGGACAAGCTTCCACTAGAACAATACGGAAATTTTTTGTAACACCATCAAATAATGCAGTTGTTATTTCTTCTCTATCGATTAAAATTTCGTGAAAGTTATCAACTTTTGTAAAACTATAATTAACACTTACTTCATCAGCCATATTACTGAATCCTCCTTTAAAAAAAAAATTTGGGATTATTGACCTGTGGACGGATTAATTCCTAACAAGTCAATAATCTGTTTTGCAGTTGATTTTTCAACTGTAGTATCATTTACTTTGACATCATTACCATAAACATTAATTGTGAGATTCACATCACCATAATTATGAGTATCACCCATACTTCCTTTAGGAGTAGTAGGTCTATTACGTGAAATAGTACCTCTACTACCTGCACTAGGATACCCACTAACCTTCGGAGAAGTAAAACCATAATTATTCTGCAAAGCAGTAGCATCAATCACACCAAGACCTGGAATAACAGCAAAACCATGACCAGTACCAGCCCAAGAACCATAACCAACATAACCCCCACCAAAACCAAATTTATCAGCAAGAGCAATAGCTAACCTAGCCCCATCAACACAATTAAAAGCACCTCTATTCCATGCAGTAATCGGATCATATCTATCATTCCAGTAAAACTCATAATCGGTACTTGCGATTTTTTCACCAATATATCGTTTAGCAATAGTAGCATTGCCTCTGACTGGGAAATCATCATTTTCAAACTTACCTACTGTGAGAACATCATCATAAATATCTCCGAAGTGAGTATGCCATTTTAACAGTGCTTGTTTAATGTCTGGACTCCAATTAAAATTCCAACCTCCAGCTGCACAAACCCCACCATTCAACAAACAGAATAAATATTCTGAAATAGCATCTCTAAATGAAAACTCTTTTGAAGTTAATCTTGCATTATTTGTTGTTTTTGGTTTTGGAACTGATGTTCCAGCGGCTTTTCTTTTCCTTGGTATTGTTCCTTTACTTGATGGTGAACCTGCCATCAACTTTTTACGGAACATGGGTTTTGTACTGTTTGCAGTAGGGCTTCCACTTGCAAGTAGTAATGCGGGGTTTTGAACTTTATTCCAAAATGAAGCCATATTAGACTCAAGTGTATGTATTTTAGAACTTGTTTCGTTCCTAATGTTTTCTGCTGATGCTATTAATGCGTTTTGCATACTTCTCCAACTAGTCTTAATCGCATTAATATTCCTAGTAGTCTGAGATTGCATACTATTTAAACTAACACGAGTAGTGTTCACTAATTGACCATACCTTGTTGTAGTGTTTTGTTGTATACCATTAAACGCTCCATTAACGGTTGTTGTCATTCCAGTCATACTTGAAGTTACATTCATGTTCATGTTCATGAATGCCGCTGAAGTTTGTAAATCAGTGTTAGTTGCCATAGATGTAACAGTATCTAATCCAGTTTGGAATTGTGAAAGTTCATCTACTGAAATCCCACCTATATCTAATGATGGGTTGAAATTGGAAGCCATTGTTTGAGCCAATGAATATGTTTGATTTGGCATAGTTGCAATAGCCCCATCAAGAGCATCACTAACATAACCCAATTCAGCAAACATAGTTCGTGCAATAATACCCGGTGAATGAGTATCCGCACCTGCTTTAAATCCATCAGCAGATGATTTACCCAATGCGTAACCTTTATCATAAAACTCTTGCTTTTTACCTTCCATCTCTTCAAGAGCATAACCTAATTCCGCAGAAACCGCATCTTTAATCTTAAATTCGGATTGGAAACCAGACTTACCAGAACCACCAACACCTTTCCCATAAGTGGACGCATAAGGTTTAGCAGCATTAAGAGCAGTAGTAACTTGCTGTATAACTCCTTCGGACATTCCATTCATGCCCTCTTTAACACCATCTTTGATTCCAGTACCAATAGCTTTGGCAGATTCCTTCACATTCGGAGCAGCAGTAGACAAAGTATTCTGCAAATTTTGAATAGCATTATCAACAGCAGTAACCATATCAACAGCAGAAGTAACACTTGCATTACCACCTTCACCACCACCAGTTAAAGCATTAACTTTTTGTGTGAATGTCATAATGTCTTTTATAGCATTGTACATTTGTGTAAGACTTGTGCCTAGACTTGAACTGTACTCTCCAGTTCCGCCACCTAAACCAAAGACAAAACCACTAACCGCTGCACCAATACCTCCACTTGCCATGTTAGCATTCCAACCAGCATCGACTGCTCCGCCAAGAGTAGCATTCAAATTATCTACTGCTGATTTGACTTGTGTAATCATTGATGATGCTTGATTGATTGCATCTACTTTCGCAGTATCTGGTGGTGTAACTGGCATGTTGTTAAATTCTGTTACGAATGTGTTTAAATCTTCTATTGGTTTTTTGATTTGTTCAAAGAAACTGGCAGTGTCAGTTGTTTCCCCTTCAACACCTTGTAATGCTGTATCCCCAAGACCATTACCAAAGTTGTTACTCACGTCTTGACCGAATTTTGGTAGTTTTGCAGCAGCATCTTTTACTGTTTTTAATGCTTCGCTTACAGTGTCAATGTTAGCAGCAACTGTTTTCAATGTTTCTGCTTTAGCGGTATCGATTGGTGTAATGTTTACTTGTGCGAAGTCTTGTGCAAATTTTTCTAATTGTTTGAATACCCCGCCTTCACCAGTTAAACTACCTAAATCAATGTTTAATGTTTTACCAATCAATTGAGCAACATAATCTGCCAAGAGTTCCCATCTAACCAATGTTAAACTGTGCATACCTTGTTCCACATAACCTAATGCTTCGGCAGTAACTTTCAATGCTTCGGCACCACGTTTAACACCTTCAAGGTCGGTGTACTGAGAACCAATACTTGCAATCGCTCCTAAAGGAAGATTTAACATAAGAATAGCTTCAGTAACTAAACCTATTCCTAGGGCAATTCCCGCTGCGGCTGCAACAATAGCAATTCCGCCAATACCTTCAGTACCGATAGTGATTGCTGCTAATGCAATTCCTGCTGCGAATACTGGAACCCATGGTATGAGAGCATATAATGCGTCATTAGTTGCTTTAATTGCTGCGATACCTTGTTGGACGTTAGTTTGGAATGCTCCGTAAACTGCACCAAGACCTGCTAATGCAGTGATTGGTGCGACTAATAATAAGATTGCTTCGGTAACTAAAGTAATAGCCATTGCAATTCCCGCAGCAGATTTCAAGAAAGCATCACCCATTCTATCCCAAGTGATAACTTTACCAAACCTATCCATTATCAACATCAACGCAACAACTGGTGGTAAGAATATTGCCATAGTTGGTGCGATTAACTTTAATCCTTCAATACCATTACGGATATGAGGTTCCAATGCTTTAAAAACAACACCCGTGGCGGCTAATGCTCCCATTGGTGCATTTAATAATAGAATTGCTTCGGTAACAAGTGCCATTGCAGCGGCAATACCTATAGCTGCTCTTGCATAATTTTGAGCATCTTGTTTTAATGTTTCTTTAAACGGAACTTTAGCTTTATCCGGTGTATCACCATTTATTCCGCCAGTGGAAGTAGAATCTTTACCTTTTCCACCACCCATTTTAGTATTAGCATCTTCAGCTTCCTTACCTAAATCTCTCCAATCTTTAATACGGTCTTTTAATTTTCCACCTAATGTTTTAAGAATATCAATAGTGGATTTTGTACCACCTAAAACATTATAGATTTTTTTACCAATAGCTGCTAAACCAATACCTACACCAGTAATGGATAATGCAGTTTTACCCCAATCAGATGATAATAACCAATTAAGAGCGTCGGCTCCTCTTAATGCTAGCCATTTTAAATCTTCAGTAATTGTATGTAATGCCGGTTTTAACCATTCCGCATATTCGTTTAACTTTTGGAATAATGTAACTACTTCAGGGTGATGGGCTATATCTATCCATGCTAATTTTAATTCGGATAATATAGCATAAGCTCCACTTGCCATATCACCTTGATTAAATTTCTTCCATAACTCCGCTGCATTTTCCGCTTCAAGATTATACTCATCAATATATTTAATCATTTCTTCTTCACTAGCACCTGCTTCTTTTAATTGTGCTACATGTTCATTCACATGTTGAGAAGATTTGTATAATCTATCTTTATAAACATCTAATGACCTTGCGATGCTTTCTTGTCCTGCTTTAACTTTTTCAGTGTAGTTACTTGCTAATTCAGTAGCTTCTTTATAGTCTTTACCGGCAAGCATATAAGAATCTTTAAGATTACGTTGATGAGATAATTTAATATCCTTTTCCGCTTGTTTATTCTGTTTTTTATATTCTTTAGTTAAAGATATGGCTTGTTTAATATCTTTTTGATTTGCTAAAGCTTGGTCATAATTAGCTTTAGTACGAATATAAGCATCAGTACCTTCTTTTAAATCACCTAATGCTTTTTCATAACTATTAACAGAATCAGTAGCATCTTTAAGAATGTATTTACCGTTTTCAGAAACATCATTGAAAGCATCAACATTTTTCTTAACAGTATCACACCATGCTGCAATTCCAGCTAACCAACTTACTAATGATATTGCAGTTAAACCTAATATAGCCATTTTTAAGATTTTAGTAGATGTTGCTACTTTAAGCAATGCTTTACCTGTTCCAATTGATTTGGCAGTTGTAAGATCCATATTTGTTGTTAAGTATGCTAATTTTTGTGCAGTACCCATGGAGTTACCAGCTAATTTTGCTAATGTTTCATTAGTTCCTTTCATCACTGCTTTGGATTGCACCATAGCAGTTAATAAACCGTTTTCAGCCAATGTAGATTGTTTAACACCTAATATCCGTGCCGCCATTGATTTAACTAAACCAACTTCTGATACTCTAGCTGCATCAGTACCACTAATAACTCCCATTAAAGCTTTACGGAAACCATAAGTAGCAACTTCAGTTTTATCTAAGTTAAAAGCAGTGGTTAATAATGATTTACCCCAGCCGATAGTTGCAATATCAACAAGACCAAAACCTTTAGCAATCATAGGTAAGGCAGTACCTAAAGCGAAGATACCACCTACTCCCCCACCTAGTATTGTGAAGTTTTGCCAGAAACTATTTAATCCATTGAAAGCTCCTTGTATTTTATCAATAGCTCCGATAATTGCATTGAATGCTCCTACGATTAATGGTGTTGCAGATTGCATTATGTCTGCTCCAGTTTCACTGAAACGGGATTTAAGTATAGTCATTACATCGTTAAGACTTGTTGCTTTAGCTGCGAATAAATCCCAGTGCCTGTCTTTAGCAGCTTTACGGAGTGCTTTCATTAAGCTTTCAACATTAGTTTTATCTCCGTCCCAACCGTAAGATTGTAGTTCTTCTTTTCCTACACCGGTTTCACGGGATAATCTTGAGAACTCACCTTGCAGAATATCTTTAACTGCTAATGCTGCTTCTTCTTCTTTACGACCGGCACGAACATATTCTGATTGTACCATTGAAACAACATCTAATGATTCTGCCATCTGTTTAGCATTTAAATCAAACTCTAAACCTATTGCAGATACAGTTTCACCGATACTGTATTTGTTAATCTTTTTAAACTTGCTTACAGTGTCATCAAGAGCATTGTTAAAGTAAGCGATACCGCCTTCACCTACTTTTTCATTTTGCCGGAGTTGAGCTTCCATTTCATTTTTAGCTTTAAATGTTTCTTTTACCCCTTCTGCAATGTTGGTGGCAAATCCCCATAATGCCATTCCACCCATTGCGGTGAAAATCATTTTAAGAGATAATAATACTCCTCTGATTTTGTAAAGATTATTGGAGAGTAATTTAACACTATTGGAAGCACTATTCATTGAGCCACCCATAGTTTTAAAACCAGCAGCACTTTGCTTTGTTTGAGAATTAGTTTTGCTAAGAGCAGAATTGGTTCCATTTAACTTTTGTTCAAACATGTTTAATGCTGTCCCAGCAGTTTTCAATTGAGCATTTGTAACATTGAAACTATTAGCTGATTTTTTAACTGCACTATTAACCCGTTCTACTTTCCTAGCTACATTATCAAAGTTTTTACCAGCGTTATTAGAACCTTGTAACTTCTTGTTAAACATGTCAAGATTAGAAGCAGTAGTTTTAACACTATTACCTAATTCTTTTTGAGTGGTGTTAAAATTTTTAACTCTGTTGGTTAGATCATTAACTTTGGTGTCTGTTGCAGATAATTTATTTTCTAAATTTGCCACTTTTGTTGCTAAACTATCTGTATTGGTGCTATTTAATTGTGCTTGAAAATTTTTAACTCTTTCAGTTAATTTTTGCAATGCAGAATCAAATTTAGAACTATCTAACTCTACTTTTGCAGTAACAGAGCCACCTACATAACTACTTGCCAATTCTAAAACTCTCCTTTAATAATAAAAATAAATATTTTAATAGTTACCAACCTCCAAAAAAATAGAAAAATAATTTGGAGGAAGCAAACTATCTAAAAAAAAAATAAATCATTATCATGACTCACATTTTTTGGAGGCAGATAACTAATGAGTAATAACTGGATTTGCACCAGTACCCCTCCCCAAAGAGAAGTTTACTAAAGAATATTACTCTAAATTCATAATACTTCGCAAATAATGACTTGCAATATTATTAATCTGATGTCTAGTATCCGAACGTCTAGTAGACATCAAAATGAAATGTTTATGCTTAGCATATTTTGAATCTGCGATTTTGTCTTGACCAGTTTCTTGAAAATAAGCATAATCCCTATCAGGAGGGTGATTTTTTAACTGGTCGTTTGAAAATTCTACCCATGATTGAGTGTTCCCTAAACCACTGTAGATTATATCTAACGCAGTACCTGTAAGAGTAGGTTGTATCACCCAGTCGTCCTCTTCAAGACCAGACTCTGCAAGAGTCCAAGTGTCTTTAGGAGCCAATTCGACAATATGCTCCGATAAAACTCTCGCCATATCCCGTAGCATATCATCTTCTTTAGATTTGAAATGATTTTTTAAATCATGAAGATACTTTGTAACTGTTTCTTCAACTGTAAACCTACTCTTCATATGGAAACATCTCGTCGTATAAATCATTCATTTCAGGACTGTTATACTTAGACTTATCCGGTGATTTACCTTCAAACTCTCGTTCTTCAGCGTCAATTAAATCTAATTCCATAAGATATAATTTACTTGTAGTCCAAGTGTCCGCTTCCCAAAAATCTCGTAAACTCCAACCCAACCCTTTAATACGATGAATTAATAATGAATATATCTCTAACAAAGCATTTTCAATAGCCCATACTTTTGATGTATTCATAGGGTTAGGTGTAATATGTTCATTGTCTGTTTTCTTTTTGACGTTTACGAAACTCGTCGCAATCATCACGGATTTCCTGTTTTATTTTAGAAGCTTTTTCACCAATCATACACATTTCATAGTATTTACTGATGTTGTCTGCAATGTGCATGTCAATGTTATCATGTTTCTTTAAAAATTCATCAGCAGTAATGCCTTCTACAATAGCTTCTACTTTTTCTGCGATGATTCTGTTAATGTCTTTATTTAATTCATCACCTAAGCCATCAGTTTTTTCGTTAAACTCTTTGATAACTTTTAAATGTTCGTCTAGTTCTTCGTAAAGAGCATCAAGTTTGTCATGGTATTCTAATGTTTTAGCGATTTCATCATCAGATAAATCGTCCTTACGTTCCATTAATGAAATCCTACCTTTCAAACTATCAATTTTACTGTTTAACCTATCAGTCTTTTCATTTAATTCAGTAGACTCATCAGTTAAAGGTTTAATTTCTTTAATCCTTTGTTCAATCTTTTCATCAAAAGATTTTAAAGTTTCATTACTGCATCTTTTAAAATAATACTCCTCACCACATAATGGTATTGGCACTTGAGTAAAATCTAAAGAACCTGTTTGTTTTGTGTTTGGTTTTGCCATAAATATACTTCCTCCGTCTAATTTAAGGTGAGGGCAGTAGGATTTGAACCTACGGTATACTGGTCTGGAGCCAGTCGCATTAGCCGAGCTATACTATACCCTCAATGAAAAAAAAAATAAAAAAAAATACAGTAACCCCTTTTTATGGTGAGGTTACTGGGAATGGTGCAACATTAGGTCTTAAAGCATCTAATGTAGTACCTGTAGTATCTATATGTAAGTCCGGTAAATGAGAAACCATATGTACATTCATATATGATTGTGTAGGTTTTTCAAGAACTTTATACTCCACAGTTAAGTCTTTTGCTTCATCACCGGATTTAGGAGATTCGGCATTAGTAATTTCCACTTCAGGGAACTTAATTAAACATTCATAAGGTATACCAGATAATGTGGTAACACCATTGTCAGTTACTGGGATATTTCCACCATAACATCTGTACCAAATTTGTTTATTGGTAATTTCTTCAGAAACTATATGAGCATATTTATTGTAACCTTCATACTCAGTTTCTAAATGTTTGGTTAATTCAGTCCAAGGCATAGTAATAGACCCTTCGACTTCCCTAGCCCCCATGATTTTAGTGTTTTTACCAAACGCATCAGCATGACAAGATTGACTTTCTGCATTATGGTTTATTGTGAAACTTGCTTCAGTAAAACAATCAATAGGATTTGCTAACATTTCTTGTGCAGTAGCTCCAACAGCACCCATGTACACAGTAGTGTGTGGTGCTTTTACGAATTGACTGACAACTGGGAAATTCCTATCTGGATTAACAAGATTGAAATTGTTGTAGTCAGATACGAAAGTTGGACTGATTGTTGGTGCGTCATCTGAACTGAAAGTTACTTCTAATTCGTTTAAAAGAGCATTGTTAAATACTCTCGCATCATAATTAGTTTTACTAAATCCGTTGTAGATTGTTGCTAATGGTAATTCAGTAGTATTTGTTGGTGGCATACTGAAATCATATGTGAATACTCCATCAACATTAGCAGTACCATTATTATAAGGATTGACTTCATAAGTACCTAAAGTCAAGTACCATATATCTTCTAAACCTTCACCATAACGGAATTTATCTTCCCATGTAGGAGCAGATTCCGCAGTAGTCCTATAAGAACCCATATCCAAGTTGGATACACCAGTGTGTCCTTCATCGGTTTCAGTTTCGATTTCGTTACCATCTTCAAAATCAGTGAAACGGATACCTACGCAGTACCTACCATATTGGTCATCGTCTAACTCTTCACCTTTAATGGAAAATCCACCATAGTGAAAACTAGCATTTGGTGCTATAGCTCCCATATTTATCTATTCCTCCTCTTTTTCTTCCTTTTTTTCGTTCTTTTTAGGTCTACCTACCTTTTTAGGTTCGATGTAAACCTCATAATTCAAATTAGCTTTAAGTTTTTGGATTAACTCTTTATTATCATCAGGGATTTCAATAATATCCCCCGGATTTAAAATGTCTTGAGGTTCCATAATTTCATTATAAACTAGATCAAGACTTTTCACGTTAGGTAATCCTACCCATTTAAATTTCATATTTTAATACCTCACTTCGTAACTTAGAACAATCATTGATGAGAATAATGTTTTAGACCCTTTGTAACTTTCAGAATCTTCTTTATTATTTTTCAATGCTCCGATTTCACTTCCGCCAAGGAATTTTAAATCGAAAGAACCATCGCCGAATAATATTACATTGTCAATGATTTCTTTCAAATCTTCAGCATATTTTGTTAATCGGATTGTTATTTGTCGAGTATCTAATGTATTATGTATTATGCAGATGTCTAATTGTCTTTCCAAAGCACAAGGGTCATCTTGTGCAACATGCCATGTTAAAGCTTTGAAAACAATACATGTGTCCGGCAGATTGTCAGGGTTTACCTCTACCATATCCCAGAATATGGGAATAGTTGAAAAAGTAGTGTCATCTTTGAGTGCTTTACCCAAAGTTTCCATTACATTAACTATCCTGGAATTGTTTTCATTCATCTAATACCCCATGTGATTCCCGCAGTAGCAACTTGTTCGAGATGCAAGTATTCTTCATTGCGGTTGTTTTCTATATTTGACAAGTAATTTTCAATTGCAGAGTCTACTTGTCCGAATAATCTATCTGCATAGTTGTTTGACTCTGATTTTGGTTCTTTCATCGGTTTGGCTTCATACTCCCATCTTGTTAGCCAAGCATATGCTCCAGCCGCCATGTAAACATATTGCTGTAGAAGTTTTGGGATTTCTTTAATTCCTTTTTTTTCATTACGCATATTGTTTAATCTGCGAAGTACGTATCCCTCACCGTTGTAGTATGCAGTTTCTATATCTGATAAAGTGTAAGTGTAATCGACACTTCTTAATACTATTTTTAATATTTCTACTCCAGTTGCGTCTTGATTGAAGTTTAATTTGATTGATTCTACTCCTGTTAATAGTTTACTTTTGTCATCTGCGGAGTAGTTTTCATCTATTGTAAAATTAATAATGGTATCATTATCTAAATCAAGTTCAGTATCACTACTGTTTAATGAAAGCAAACTGACATTTCCATTAAGTAATGCGGAAAAACCTAATTTAAGACTAGTTACATCTACATCAACACCATGACAATTAACATACAATAACAAATAATCAGTACCATTAAACTCACTGTAAACAGTAGGTATAACTACTTCCTCACCATCAACAAAAATAGAATTAAACACACACGGTTCTTGCCTATCCACACGAGCTTTAGGCAAATACTTTAAAACTTTATAAAAATCAGACATATCAGGAGATTTTTCACCATCTTTCATTTAAGGAAACCTCCTTATCTAAAAAAAAATAAAAATTTAAATTTCAGATAAACTTATCCAAAATCCAGCCGCAGTTTTACCTGCATCTTTATAAACTTTATAGATTGTAGTTCCATCTGCTTTTGCAGTAGACCTAATAAAGAATTTCTGACCGACAAAACTTTCATCAGGACTGTTAGTTAATACTTCTGCTTCAGCATAGTTACCTTTGGTTATTCCAGTACCTTTAACAGTACCTTCTCCCCATTCGGTAGTTCCTTCAGCATCAGCATAACTGGTGAAACCATAAGTAGTAGTATCTCCTTCATCAGAAGAACTTCCTGATTCCAAAGCAGCAATCCTATCTTCATGGTCTTGCAATACTTTAGCAGTAGGAAATGGTAATAATGTTCTTCCCCTTATAATTTTAAGCTTAATACTTTTCCAATCAGGCATAAATATAAACCTCCATTTAAAAAAAATTTATAATGGAGCATTTATACTCCATCTTGAGTTAAAACAGCCATTTCTTTATTAACTGCTAAACCAAGTTCCACGTATAATTGATAACCGAAAGTTTGAGGTAATTTAGACTCATCAGCATCTTCAAAGTAGTGAACGTTAATGATAGATGAGTTAGGGACTTCGGGGTCGTTTAACCTGTTATCGTTTTTATTAGTATTATAGAACCAAATAGCTGGGTGGGAATTACGGTCAATAGCAATTAAACCGGAATTAACTTCTGCTGCAACATTTAAGTTTACACCATTGGAAATTCCGTTAAAAGTACCTGTACTATTGATAACTTTATACAAGTCCTCAGCAGTGTTATAAGCTCTTTTTGCTATAAACATATCGGTAGGACTAAATTGTCCTTCATAATGTTCTTGATCTTCCATTGCCCTAATCATAGCAACAATATCATCATCAACAGCTTCGTTACCATGGTTCCATGCTCCCTCTCCGAGAGTGATAGGGTTTACTAAACCTGCACTAGCGTTTAATTCGTAGAATGAGAACCTATTAATCATTCTCATCATGGTTAAACCCATATCACGAACACAATTTTTGAAAAATGCGAAGTTTCTAGGGTCTTCAGCAGATTCTTTAGTGAACTCTACTTCAAAACCGAATTTAGTCATGTTACCGTATTCTTCTTGAATACCGCTGAAACTGACTTGTGGGAACTCAGACCCTTCAGTTAATTCTACAGGTTCTGCGAGGATACCTGCTGCAAGGTCTGTTTCATAATTCCTTTTACTGTAATCGTATGCAAAGTGTTTTTCCCCTTTATTGTCTTGTGGTTCAAACAAAGTAAGCATACTCATTGGAGTACGAGTGTATTGGTGAACAACCTGCTCAATACTTTCAGGATTGAGAAGGTATTTAATTTGTTTACTTCCAAATATCATAAAAAATAATCCTCCTTTTTATTTATTCTTTTACTGCTCCGTAGAACTCTACACCTTCTAATACTGGGCATACACCAGATTCAAGTGCTGGCACATTGGCTAATGCTAAAAGGTTAGTAACTCCATCAGATTTTTGATATACTTCTTTACCATCAACGAAACCAACATATTCAAGGTAATCGTAAGGTGCAATTGCATCATTTTCAGCAACGATACATACTTCATCAACCGCTTTACCAAACCATTCAACAGCAGCACTACGATTTGGATAATGACCAAACTCACAATCTTCTTGAGGTAATCTGTTTTTAGTAGTGTACTGTGCATCAGGTTTCCATGTCATCTCTGGGTCGTATAATAATTTTGCAACAGCTTTGGTACTTTCATCAGCAGCTGGTTTTAATATGATATTCCTAGGGGTGGAATCCTTATGTATTTCTAAAATCCTGTGCAATGGTATAGGTGCAGTTAAAGAATGTTGTCCTACAGTCATACCAGTTTTTCTGTCAATTCCATTTCTGGAATATTTTAAATCCCCTTCATAGAGAGTTACGGTGAAAACTTTACGATTATTACTGTAATCTCTACTAGGTCTACCTGCTTCTTTTAAATCCATACTTTATTCCTCCTTAAATAATTCGCTGAACATTCCTTCAACAGCTACTTTACGGGCTTTCTGCTCAGCTTGTTCTTTATCTTTTTCACCACTACCTTCATTCAACCCTGGAGCATTACCTGCACCTGCACCTCTAGCCGGTTGTTCTTCAACTTCCAATGAGATAATGGTTTCTAAATCCTCAGTTCTAAGATTTTGTAATTTTTCTTTAACTTCCTTATTTCCTTTTGATGCTTTTTCAAGCAGTTCTTCACGATGTTTTTCTTGATAAGCGTTATATTTTTCAATGATTGGTTTCTGTTCTTCAATTAACTTAGAATTGGTTTCTTTCCATTCACGAAGTTCTTGTAACTCCTTATCCATTTCATCAAATTTTTCAAGCTTTTCTTTATTAGCATCAAGTTTTAAGTCTTTTTTAGCGATTTCTTTATTCAGTCTTTCGACTTCTTTTGCTAAAAACTCATTAGTTTTATCATTATCAGCCATATTACTTCCTCCATCTTCGCCATTATCCAGTCTAGGTTTAACATTTGTAGCAACCTCAACAAGATAACCGCCAGTCGCAAGATAATACTCTCCCTCATCAGTGAGAGTTAAATTATCAAAACTTGGACTATACTTTGATTTAGAAAATTCCTCCGGAACATCTACCTCCAAAGTATTATTATCAAAAGATAAATTTGAAACATCAGCCAGTGTAGCTCCATAATGTTTATTCACTAATGGAACTTTATAAGTAGAGTTTGCTATTTCTTGCAAAAACTCTTCAGTAAACCGTACTGGCTTATCATATTCTTTATAATTAAGTTCACAAGGTTTAAAAATCTGAATCCTTTTCATAGTTATAACCAACCTCTAATCCTACGATATTCATCAGAATACTGGTCTGGTTTTTCCGGAACCAATCTGCACATGCCGTTCGGGTGATCAACTGGGAACCATGATAATGGCATAGCACCCATTGCTTCGATTGTATAACACCATGCACAAGTGTTCCTTCCAGACACTACCCATCTGAATAAAGCTTCTTGACCATAAACAAATTCTAAAAAAGCCCTATTAACTCTATTTCGAGCATATTCTGCATTACCACTAATTTTATTAGATAATTTGCGGATAGCTCTTCTAAAATCAGCATGTAAACTAAACATTCCAGTTGTTATAGCTACATCATGGTAAAAATCAGCTTTATTCTTTAAATCAGAATATAATGTATCAGTAACCGAATCTACACTGCTTTTGAGAACATTCGCTATATCATAATCACTTTTAACAGTACCTACTGGTATAGCGTAGTGTATGCTCTCATCAACATGTAAATCATCAAAATAATTATTGAATAATTGTAATAAACTCTCTTTTAATTCAACATTGAAATCATTGAGTTTTCTTTCAAAACTCCCTGAAAGAATATCATACTCCGTATAATATTGAACTTCTAAATAAAAATCTTGTAATAAACTTAAAGCAATTGTGATTAACTCTTTAATCTTCTCATCTTTATTATCTGACTCAAATTCTTCATCAGAAACAATATTGTCAGTTAATCCATAAAACTCTTCATATGATGGTACTTGAGGCACTTTAAGCTGACTCACTAGCAACACCTCTATTAGTATTTTCAATAGAGTTTAAATCCAAACCATCACCAGGTTTACTAGTGCTAGTTGTACCGTTTTCAGTAGTTTCATCATCTTCAGTTTCTTCGGTTTTAGGATTGAAATTAACATGGATACAATCTTTAGGATACCCTCTCATCTCTAACAAGATATTAATTACAATTTGCACCCATTGAGCTAATTTGTACTGAATAAATTGTTGGAATAATACTCTACCTGATTTATCACTGTCAAGTTGAACTACTGCTGTTGATCTATTAGAACTTGACCCATCGAAAATTGCTTTTGGTGAGCATAATCCTACAAAAATCAAGTATTCTAATTTAGTAATATAATCTTGGATTTTTGGTAATGTACTATCACCAATCAGCTTTGCTTCTATACCATATGGGAGATATATGACTCCTTTACGATGATAATTTGTAATTGCTTTAACAACACGATTAATTGTTCTTTTGAAGAGATTAACTTCTTTACGATTCTCATTACCGCCTTGCAATACCATAGTATTAGTTTGTTTGAAAACTACTTGAGGCATCATACGAGTTAGTAATTCTACCATATATGCTTCATCAAGAACATTTTCAACCAATCCTTTGTATTTACCGTTTCTTTCAAAGAAATGAGATGGCAATACCTCTTCCGGAGTGAAATTAAATTCAACAAACTCTAATTCTTCTGTTAAATCAAAATACTTCTCTTTTAACCAACCTTTATTAGTATTAGTATTCTTTAAAATACGTTGTTTATAACCAATTATCTCCGAACCAGTTTCATCGTCCCATAATTCTTTAATACGATAATTATCTCCATCAAAAGCCAATTCACGGAGATGTAAAACACCGTTTTTCTTAATTACATTATGGTACATTGCACCGGAAACCATATTATTTGTAGCTACTTCATGGAATAAACTCATGAAATCCAATCTCTCAGACTCTTCTTGAATATACTCTAAAGCACCTTTAGGAGCATTCTCATCAGCTTCCAACTCCCAACCGCTGATTGATTTAATCACTAAATCTTCAATAATACCTTTCACAAGGTCAGATTTT